CCGACCTTGAAATCACAAATAAATCGTGTAATGGAATTAGAAATTTCCTGCCCATTATCAGATACAGATGGTACAATAGACATGGTGCTACTCCTCTGATGGTGTGATTGGTTTTTCGTCGAATCTAATATACCAAAAGAACGGGCTAGCGCCTTTTTTATCGGCTAAACTATTGAGTTTTCAAGGTTCATTGGCATTTCCCATGTGGGAAGTTTCAGTAGATAATAGTTAGCGGCCCTCCGGCATTGAACCGGGAGCCGCTATTTTCATGTCAGTCTTTTTTATAGAAGCTAGTTTCGTAGCCGTCGGCGCAGAGAAGGATGTCCGGCATCCAGTCCGGAGATTTGCCCATCTGTTTGCAGATCACATTCAGATCAACGTCAGGGCTGCATTCGATGATCAGCTCATCATGAACATGACCGACGATGAAGCAGTGCTGGAGCGTTTTCATGGCGTAACATAGGATGTCGCGGCTAACGGCCTGGACGATGTTCTCTACGAATTTCGGACCGTAAGATTCGATGCGTTCCCACTTCTTTGTGGATCCGACGCCTTCGTAGGTGACGGACTCTCCGCCATATTGGTTTTCTCCGATGCGGGGCTTCACGTAGGAGAGCAGGCGGCCTGACGGAAGCTTGATGAAGAGCATGCCGCTCTTATAGAAGAAGCGGATTCCGCGCACTTCGGTCTGGATGCGCTGCGTGATAGTGGTTTTGACAGCGCGGTCGATGTCCCACCAGAAGGCTGTGATCATCGGGTTGGAGTTACGCCAGGAGTTGACCAGCGGCTGCAGTTCTTCTTCGGTCAGTCCCATTTCCAAGGCTCCCATTGATTTAAGAGCACCAACGCTGCCGCCGTATCCGAGAGCCAATTCTGCGATTTTTCCCTTCTGACGGAGATGACCGTTGATACCGTGCTTTTCTACCGGTACGCCGAACATCTGGCTGGCAGAGGCACAGTAGATATCTTTTCCTTCTGCGAATACCTTGGAACGCCAGGTCTCACCGGCAAGGTAGGCCAGCACTCTGGCTTCGATGGCTGAGAAGTCACTGACGATGAATTTATATCCGGGACGGGGCACGAAGGCTGTCCGGATCAGTTGTGACAGTGTATCCGGGATATCATCATAGAGCAGCTGCAGGGTATCGTAATCTCCGGCTCTCACAATGGCTCTGGCTTCTGCGAGATCCGGCATGTGATTCTGCGGAAGGTTCTGTAATTGGATCAGTCTGCCTGCCCATCTGCCGGAGCGGTTGGCTCCGTAGAACTGGAACATGCCATGGGCTCTGCCATCCCTGCAGACAGCATTCTGCATAGCTTGGTATTTCTTCACGGAGGATTTTGCCAGCTGCAGGCGGAGTTGAAGTGCTTCTTCCACCTGACCGTCAGTATCATCAATCAGCTTAGCAACATCCTTCTTTCCGAGAGATTCTGCTTCTACACCGTTCTCAGAGAGCCAGGCTTTCATCTGCATCACGCTGTTCGGGTTCTCTACACCGGTGATATCCTGCATAGTTTCGGAGAGGGCGGTTTTGGACCGTTCATCAAAGGTGATGGCGTTTTCCACCACATCCATATCCAGGGCGATACCTCTGTCGTTGATTTCCTGATCGAGATGATATTCATCCCAGATGAAGTCCGGGACAGGATATTTGGACAGGCGCTTCTGTATCGCCATTTCTACTTCCACATCGCGTTTATTGTAGGATTTGAAGAGTGACCACTTCTCCGGATCGTGTTCCGGAAGGTTCCGGGTGCGTCCGCCATTGCTTTTGGTCGGTTTGCAGGGACTGCAGAAGTAGCGGATCAGGTCTTTGCCCTCCTTCAGCTTTTGATCCTGCAGCTTCAGGACGGCTCCGACACCTTCCAACGAAAGCGGCAGTCCCATATAGGCTGACCAGATCATGGTGCATTTCCAGGATGCCGGATTCAGGTACTGACTGGCGGGATCTTCCGGGATGCTGTAGCCGGTAAAGTATTCCGGACGATGCTTCTTCAGCCAGTTTGAGAGACAAATGCGCTCAAAGGAAGCATTGAAAGCCCATTTGGTTACTTTCTCATCAGATAATGCTGCAAGGATCTCTTCTGGGATAGTATCGCCGCAGGCAAGGTCATAGACCGTGACGGGTCCACCATCAACAGAGACTCCAAAGAGCAGTATCTCAAATTCTTCAGACTCAGCGTACTTGTAAGCACCGCACTTGGTGATGTTCACGTCGCTGTAAGTCTCTAAGTCGATTGACATTTCTTTCATCATCATTGTCCTTTCCATGAAAAGAGAAGCGGCAGATCTTGCCTGCCGCCTCCCGTCTCTTTAACGTCTTTCTTCCAGCATCTTCTGGTATCTGAGCTCTGCTTCCTTGCGTTCCAGCTCATCCTTTGCCTTCTTGCGTTCATATTCTTCCTTGTCCTGGGTCTTAGCCTGGATCATGAACTTGATCCCGAAGATCAGTCCCACAAGGAAGGTCACGAGAAGACCTAAGCATATGATGTTACCGATAAGATTTACCACACTGTTCGCAAATTCCATGATTATTACCTCATTCTTTCTTTAGATTGTCGCAGGCAGCGGCGGTATTGCCGCCACCTGCATTGGTTGTCAGGTTAGTCGAGGAAATCATCCTCATCGTCTGCCGTTGCAAAGTCATCCTCAGCTCTGGACTTGCCTCCAAGAGGTTCACCGTCGCGGATCTTCTGAAGATTGTTCAGACCGCAGGCGATACCCTTGTTGCCATTGCTGTTGAAGGCGTACAGGTTGATGCTGGCTCTGCCATACACGCCGGAGTAGACTTCGGAACGTTCCAGGATCGGCTGTCTGTCTGCATCCACGATGCCGGGAGCCGTTGCGCTGTTGGCATTGATGAAGTAGGCGTTCTTGTAAGCTTCATCATCCGGTCTTTCCAGATCACCGTCACGGAGAGGTGTCTTGATAGCGGAGAGGGCAGGAACGGACTTGCCGTTGCCCTTCAGCTTGCTCTGACCTTCCTCATAAGCTGCCTGAAGGGCTGCTTTGATCTTTGCGACTGTAGCGGTATCGGACTTCGGAATGATGAGTGATACGCTGTACTTCGGAGCGCCGCCGTTGATACTCTTCGGATCCCAGACATTTGCATAGCTCCATCTGGTGTTTACGCCTGTGATTACCTTTGTCGGAATTGTTACTTTGTTTGCCATGATTTTTTCCTCCTTATTCTTCGCTAAAATCATCTTTGGCTGTGTTCAGTACCGGTCGTTTGTCTGAATCCGGCACAAGTGTCGGTTTGCCCTGCGGCTTTGTGATGAAGCCGGACAGGAGTTCGTTGAACTTCTTCTTGCCGAGAAGAGAAGTCATTGCTGTGATTCCCAGAAGCTTCTTTTCATAAGGATCGAAGCCGGCTGCTTCCACCGTGGATGCGACTGCATTCTCATCGGAGTATTTGCGGTTCGATTTGCCTTCTACGACTTTGAAGCCAGGATACTCTACGCCGCTGAGTGCCTGCTGGAGTGCGTATTCCTTGATGTCGTTTGCCCAGGCGACCAGATCATCTATCCGGGGAAGGATTGCAGCGATCTCTGCTTCATCCAGGTTGGGCGGCATCTCGAAGTCATACTGTGCGAGTTCCAGGTTGTGTTCGGCACGCTTGCGGCAGGTTGCCTTTGCTTTGCAGAACTGGCAGTGGTCTCCGGCATGGAATTCACCTTCGCCGTTGTAGGCCAAAGCAGCGGTGGGCTTTAAGACTTCCTCAGCCCATTTCATCAGATCGTCTCTGCTGATCTCATAGGTGCTGATGTTGTCCCGACGGGGCTGGAAGATCGTCATGCGGATGGTCTGGATGCTGTAGAGATATTCGTAAGTATCCAGAGCGCCTAAGGCGTAACACATCATCTGTGGATTCTCTTCGGCATCCACCAGGACACCGAGACCATATTTGAAATCGATGATATGCAGCACATCGTCTGCGATGATCACGCAGTCGCCGGTTCCGAAGCCTTCCGGTACCCACTTGGAGAAGTCCAGCTTTTCTTCAATCAGGATCAGCGGGTCGGAGCAATGTGTCTTTGCTTCTTCAATCTGCTCTGCGACGTAGGCTGCATACTGATCGGTACAGTCGTCCATCTCCGTATCGAACCAGGTCAGGTTCTCAGTCGGATTTTCAGGATTCCTTCCCAGAAGCTTCTCCACCTTGTATTCGCAGAGGGCATGTGCATCGGTTCCCTGCTGGGCGTAAGGACTGCCACTGTCGTTGATGCCGGCACACAGCTTTGCGCTGGGCGGGCAGGCGAGCCATCTGTGGCTTGCGGAGGCGGAAAGATATGCGTGCTTAGGCATCGGTTAATCCTTCCACCTCTCTGACAAGTGCCGCGTAGTCCTTCGGATCCACATTGGTAAGGCTGCCTCCGTTGCCGTACTTCTGAACGATTGCTTTGACATCTGCTTTGAAGCGGCCTTCTGCTTCGTTTGCTTTCTTCGCCAGGATGCCTCTGACTTCTTCCTTGGAATACTGCTTTTCGGCAGGTGCTTCCGCAGGAGTGGGATCCTGTTTCTTTGTCTTCTTCTCAGGCTTTGCCGGGGCTGCTTCTTCGGTTCCGGAATAGAATTCCTTCAAAGCTCTGCCGGTCTCTGCCAGGGTTTCTCCGCAGCTGATCAGGTTGTCGATCATGGCGGAGAGTTCACTCATTTTGCTCATCGCATTTACCTCCGTTTTCGTGATTCTGTTTTCTCAGGTTGGCTGCCAGTCGTTTCGCTACAACGCTGATGGCGATCAGTGTGTCGATCAGCTCTTCGTCGATAGCCTCATTCGGCTGGCTGTTCACAGTAGATTCTTTCTGCATCTGCAGCACCTCTCTTTCCGATTGGCTCTTGGCCTTTCTATCTTCCTAAGCGGGTTTGAGAATGGTTTTTCCGGTCGGAGGGAAGTTTTTTTTGAAAAGTTTTGCCGGTGACGTGTCGCTATAAAAAGGAAGCGATTCGCTGCCGGCTTATTTTTGTGAAAGAAATTTGCAGGCTGACCGGAAAATCTAAGCTGCAGGGCGCTTAGGAAGTTAGGAGGACTCTAAGTCCTTACTTTTTAAGAAAAGAGGTTTGAAGTATGCAGATAACCATGTTTACAGCAGACTGCACCGGGCAGGCCGCGAACTGCAGCTATCCGAACCGGAGGTTGGTGACTACACCGGAGGAAATGCAGGAAGCGGTCCGGTTCGATCATGTCTGCGCTGAGTACAAGGGGAACTATCGAAGCATCGGAAACTTCGCCAGATCTGACGTGGTGGTGATGGATATTGACAATGACCATACCGAGGAGCCGGCAGAGTGGATCACGCCCGAGAAGCTGGATGAGCTGCTTCCTGACATTTCCTATGTAATTGCCTTCAGTCGGAACCATATGAAGGTGAAGGATGGAAAAACGGCAAGACCGAAGTTCCATGTGTATTTCCAGATCACGGAGACGACGGATGCAGGCTGGTATGCAGCGCTTAAGAGAGGGATCAAAAAACGCTTTGACTTTTTCGATGGAAATGCGCTGGATGCTGCAAGGTTCATCTTCGGAGCTGATGCCGGTGAGGTGGTCTGGCATGAAGGCTGGATGACCATCGATGAAGAAGTCGAGCCGGACTATGAAGAGTCGAAAAATGAAGATACCTGCAGCAGCACTGGACCGATCCTGGAAGGCAGCAGGAATAACACGATGAGCCGATTTGCCGGGAGAGTTCTGAAGAAATACGGTGTGACGGACAGGGCAAGGGAAGCCTTTGAGCTTCACGCGAGAAGATGCGATCCGCCGCTTCCGGAGAATGAGCTGAATACGATCTGGAACAGTGCAGTGAAGTTCTATAAGAACACGGTCTGCACGCAGCCGGGATACGTGGAACCGGATAAGTATAATGCAGAGTTTGATTCACTGAAGCCGGAAGACTTCTCCGATATGGGAGAGGCGAAGGCATTGATCAAGGAATACCGTGATGAGCTCCTGTATACGGATGCTACTCAGTTCTTAAGCTATGACGGCATGTGCTGGAGAGAGAACCGGCAGAAGGCTGTAGGAGCGGTTGAGGAATTCCTGGATATGCAGCTGGTAGAGTCAAGGGATCAGTTTGAAACGGCGGTTGCCCATATGCTGGCCGTGGATCCGTCATTGGATGAGATTACGGTCCGGAAGGGCGGCAGGGCATTAGAGAAACTGATTACGCCGCAGAATGCGGAAGCCTTTGGAGAATTGCAGGCTGCAAGAGCATATTACGGCTTTGTTATGAAGTACCGGAATTATAAGCACATTGCGGATACTCAGAACACTGCGAAGCCGATGGTGGCAACAGACATCAATCTGTTCGATGCTCAGGAGAATTATCTGAATACGCCTGGCGGCACCTATGACCTTACAAAAGGCGTGAACGGCATGATGCCGCACAAAGCAACAGACCTTCTTACCAAGATTACGAATTGCGCTCCGGGCGAAGATGGTAAGCAACTCTGGGAGGATGCGCTGCAGCTGTTCTTCTGCGGAGATCAGGAGCTGATCGAGTACGTGCAGATGACGGTCGGTATGCAGCGGTCGGGAAGGTGTATGTGGAAGCTCTCATCATTGCCTATGGCGAAGGCCGGAATGGTAAGTCTGCGTTCTGGAATACGATATCCAGAGTCCTGGGAACATACTCCGGGGCAATGTCGGCAGATTCCCTTACAGCGAACTGCAGAAGGAATGTGAAACCGGAAATCGCGGAGCTGAAGGGTAAACGTCTCATTATTGCTGCGGAGCTGGAAGAGGGAACAAGGCTTTCGACTTCGATACTGAAGCAGCTTTGTTCTACAGACCAGATCAGAGGTGAGAAGAAATTCAAGGATCCTTTTGACTTTACTCCATCACATACGGCAGTGCTTTATACCAATCATCTGCCGAAGGTCAGCGCATCGGATGACGGTACTTGGAGAAGACTGATCGTGATTCCGTTCCACGCAAAGATTGAAGGTTCATCTGACATTAAGAACTATGCGGATTACCTGTACAACAATGCGGGGCCGGCGGTTATGAGCTGGATTATCGAAGGCGCAAGGAAGGTGATCGAGCGCGAGTTCAAGATTGATCCGCCGAAGGTGGTGGCAAACGCTATTGCAGAGTACCGGGGAATGAACGACTGGCTAACGCATTTCCTGGAGGATTGCTGTGTGACTGGTGACGGTCTGGAGCAGAAGTCCGGAGATCTCTATCAGGAATACAGGGCATACTGCCTGCGTACCGGTGAGTATGCGCGTAACAATGCTGACTTCATTGCTGAGATCGAGAAGCGCGGTTTTATGCGCAAAAAGAAAAAGTCCGGTATGTGGGTGCAGGGATTGCAGCTTAAAGACACGGACTTTGCGGATTGATGTGAACCGGTGCAGGACGGAAACGGGGATTATCTCTGCTTTTGTCCTGCATTGAAGCTAAAAGGTGCAGGGTATGCAGGATGTTTACATTAATACGCGTACAGGGAAAATCTTGAAAAATTTCTCTATAGAGAGGGTTATACGGCGTCATGCACACTCTGCACCATCATTTGATGGAGGTTAGCGATGCGTGAAAAAGTCATAGAGCAGAAGCTGGTCGCTGAGGTGAAAAGGCGCGGCGGTATCTGTCCGAAGTGGGTGTCCCCAGGATTTGACGGGATGCCCGACCGGATTGTCTTACTGCCGGGCAGGCACTTCGGACTGGTGGAGGTCAAGGCTCCGGGCGAACGTCCGAGACCGCTGCAGGTTTCACGGCACCGGCTTCTGATGAGATTAGGCTTCCGGGTTTATGTACTGGATGATCCGGAGCAGATAGGAGGGCTCTTGGATGAAATACAAACCACATGATTATCAGATATATGCGATCAACTTCATAAAGGAGCATCCCATAGCGGCGATCCTGCTGGACATGGGTATGGGCAAGACCAGTATCGTGCTGGCAGCACTGAATGACCTGATGTTTGACAGCTTCGAGGTAACGAAAGTACTGATCATCGCGCCGCTTCGAGTGGCGAAGCATACCTGGTCAGCGGAAATACAGAAGTGGGATCAGCTGCGTGGGCTTCGATATTCCATAGCTGTCGGCACGGCAGCAGAGAGGATGAAGGCGCTTCAGGCGGATGCGGATATTTACATTATCAACAGAGAAAATGTTCCCTGGCTGATCGAGAAGAGTGGGCTGCCGTTTGACTACGATATGGTGGTGATCGATGAGTTGTCATCCTTCAAGAAATGGCAGGCGAAGAGGTTCAAAGCACTGATGAAGGTAAGACCGAAGGTGAAGCGGATCGTAGGTTTGACAGGAACGCCTTCCAGCAATGGCTTGATGGACCTCTTTGCAGAGTACAAGGTTCTGGATATGGGAGAGCGTCTGGGAAGGTTCATCAGCCAGTACAGGGTCGAGTACTTTGTGCCGGATCAGACGAACGGTCCGATCGTTTACAGCTACAGGCTCCGGAAGGGTGCGGATAAAAGGATCTATGACAGGATCTCCGATATCACGATTTCCATGACGGGAACCGATCACCTGCAGATGCCGGAGCTGGTGAATTCCGAATACCCCGTGTATCTGGATGAGGATGAGCGTGAGAAGTATGAAGCGATGGCCAGTGACCTGGTGATCAATCTTCCAGGCGGTGAAGTGACAGCTGCCAATGCAGCGACGCTTTCCGGGAAGCTGACACAGATGGCCAACGGTGCGGTCTATTCTGATGCCGGCGGTATCGAGTTCATTCATGATAAGAAGCTGGATGCCTTGGAGGATATTATCGATGCCGTAAAAGCGGAGGTAAGTGCCTATGGCAGGAAATAAAAATCTGGCAGAGGATCCGTATGAGCAATTGGCGAATGCAATCATTTTGCAGGCGGTCGCTGACTACAGGGTGGCGCTGAAGAAGATCAAGGCACATCCAAAGGATCGAAAAGCAATAGATGAGGCCTTAGAGATTGAGAGGTTTTTCCGTTCCGGCTGGTATAGCCAGCTGACAAGCTTGGACGGGGAATATCTGATCAAGAGGCTTCAGGACGAAGTGAGACAATCAGAGTCAATCCGAGGGAGAAAAAATAAATCCAATCGGAGGTAGCTTATGAACAGACATCAGCAGGAAGCGAAGAAATATTTATCACAGGCCTTCGGACTGAACCAGCGGATCGAGAGCAAGCTGGGACAGATTGAGGATCTTCATGATTTGGCCACCAAAGCAACGGTGACATATTCGGATATGCCGAAGAGCCCGAACAGGGATGGTTCAAGGATGGAGGATGCCATTATCAAGATCATCGACCTGGAGAATGAGATCAATCAGGATATGATGAAGCTTGTGGAACTGAAGAAGGATATCATCCGCAGGATCAAGGCTGTGGAGAGCGCTGAGCTTCAGACGATACTGGAACTGCGGTACCTGTCCTATATGAGGTGGGAAGAGATCGCCATTGAGCTTGGGTACGGTATCGACAATGTGTTTCGCCTTCACAGGAATGCCCTGGATGAAATAACAATTCCGGAAACAATACAGTAAAATCAAGTTCGGTACAGTAAGTCTATGTGATAATGTTAAACTGGCAAAAGCGAAAGATGAGAGAGCCGTTGCGGAGCAGAATACCGTGGCGGCTTTTTCTATGGGAAAGAAGGTGGAATGATGCCAAGGAAACCGAAGCATCCATGCTCTTATCCCGGATGCCCGAAGCTGACAGACAAAAGGTTCTGTGAAGAGCATGAAAAGCTGAGCAACAGTAACTATGAGAAGTACGGCAGGGATAAGTCTACAAAGAAGAGATATGGTCGTGCATGGAAGCGGATCCGTGACAAGTATGCTGCGGAGCATCCCTTCTGTGAGCTGTGTTTTGAACGTGGAATTATCGTGCCCACTGAAGAGATCCACCACAAGCTGCCTCTGAGTGAAGGTGGTACGCACGATCGCAGTAACCTGATCGCGCTGTGCAAGTCGTGTCACTCAACTATACACGCGAAGAGAGGGGACTACTGGGGAAAACATCGCGGGTAGGGGCGGGTGAAATCTCTACCGGTATGGCTCCCAGGGAACGGCGCGGGGGTCACGCGTGCAAAATCGCGAAATGGAAGACGGGGGGTATGAGCCTGCATTGTCATCTCAGAATTCGATTGACAAACGACACGTTTGGTTGTAATATTTAATCGAAATTCGGCAGAATACTAAAATGCCGAAAATAAATTAAATGAATTCGAGGTGGAAAAGATGGCGGGTACAGCAATACTTCCTGAAGATCAGAAGATCTTTTCCATGAAGGAGCTTAAGGAAAAAGGCTTCTCGCAGTATAAGGTCAGCAAGCTGGTCGATGAAGGAAAGCTTATAAAACTGAATAAGAGCTATTACGAGAACGCAGAGTATCGTGGTGAGGAATCAGACTTCTATTATACCGAGGCATATGCACCGAAGGGTGTGATCTGCCTGCTCAGCGCTGCTGTTTATTATCATCTGACGACGTTTATTCCGGATGCTGTTGATGTAGCTATACCAAGGAAAGCAAAGGTATCCACTATGCCGGACTGGCCACAGATGAATGTTCATCATTATACCGATGACAGACATGAGCTGGGCGTTACAACGGTAAAAGAAGGTAAGAATGAATTTCAGATCTACGATATGGAAAAGACCGTCGTGGATATCGTGTTTTACAGGGAGAAGGTCGGTATTGAAGAAACCAAGGAGATACTTGTGACCTATCTGCAGAGAAAAGACCGGAATCTGAACCGGCTTCTGAAGTATGCAGAACTGATGAAATGCGACAAAGCGATGAGACAATATCTGGAGGTGCTCGTATGATAAGTGCAATATCTGTAAAGGACAGATTGAAGAACCAGGCGGTGGCCAGCGGTAAAACATTTCAGGAAGCATTGACGGCGTATGGGTTGGAAAGAACCGTATACAGACTGTCGGTGTCAGAATATGTGGAGCGATTTACACTTAAGGGCGGTATATTCCTGTATGCGCTCTTTGAAGGTGAGTTTGCAAGAGCCACAAGAGACATAGACCTTCTGGCAAGGAATATGCCGAATAATGTGGAGGAAATGAAGAAGGTATTTGCAAACATCTTCTCCATCGAGTGTGATGATGCTTTGCGGTATGATCTGGATACGTTGGAGGTAATAGATATCACCGAGTTCAAGGAATATCATGGTGTGAATGTTTCCATCATGGCATATCTGGACAGGACGAAGGTTCCAGTATCTATTGATATCGGATTCGGGGATGTTGTTTATCCGGACAGAGTAAAAATGGAGTTCCCGGTACTGCTCGATATGGAGGTGCCGGAGATTTATGCATATTCCATTTCATCGGTGATATCAGAAAAGTTCGAGGCTATTGTTTCTCTTGGTGATGCAAACAGCAGATATAAGGATTTTTATGATATTTATATCCTGGCCGACAGGTATGACCTTGACGGAACAGAATTGAAGGAAGCAGTCAGAGAGACCTTTGAGCATAGAGGTACAGGTTTTGATGATATCTTTGCTTTCACTGAAGACTTTTTGGCAAGTGAGATTCACCAGAGCAGATGGAAAGCATTTCTAAAAAAGAAGAAAGCGCTTGTGGATGCAGAACTGGAAGATGTGGTTGAACTGCTCAAAACGTTACTGCTTCCAATTGTAGAGAGCATAACCGGAAACAATAATTATTCAGCAAAATGGGATCATGAATCTCGAAGCTGGAAATGAAGAAGTGAAATGAACATCAAGAGGATCATGTGAAGTGAGGTGACCCCTCAAAGTTAGACTTTTTTTACGAGACGACTTTGGTCGTCTCGTTTTCTTTATGCAGCTAAAAGATGGAGCCTGTATTGAACAGGGCTCATCCATCCTAGTTTCTCTTTGATTCTTTGCTCGTTATAATACTTTATATATCGTTCTGAATATTCCGGTGCGGCGGAGCCGCCCTTCCGGTGGCGGGTGAGCCAGGTGTCCGGAAGGAACTGAGCCACCTCCGTCGCGATTACTTGTGTAGACCATAGACTTCCCTCATGGAGATGTCTTTG